AGCTTAAATAAAATAAAAACCAGTATAATAATGATCAGGAACAACTCACAGGCTAGGACTGCCTTGATTGTATGGTTATACCTTCTGTACCATATCAGGCGTTGTTCGTAAGCACTCTTCAGTGCTTCCTTGTTCCATACTTCGTTCAGCCTGTCTTTAATATTTCTATTCACATTCATTCTGCCAACGGAATGAAGGACAATATTCGTTGTGGCAGTTTCCTGTTATATTCCACCAAAAAACCCCCGCCAGTAAATTACACTGACGGGGGAGTCAACAGGGAGGAACTGGGTTAAACAATTCTGCATCTTTACAACTTTTGGCAGGAATAAAAACACAAAACTGGCTTTGCACTAACCCAGTACTAGATAGTACTAGCCTTATTGTATAGTACCTGTCAAGTACTATTTTGTACCAGTCGTATGGTACTCAATGCTTGGTACTATCAAAATAATATATTAGGTACTCTTTAGGTTAGTACCTAATAGGTTAGTACCTAATAAGCTAACTGGTACTAAAAAATTTATCTTCTTGGGTTGGCGTGTTACACCAGTTACACCCGCTATCTACCAGCCTTCTCTGTCCACTGGTGTACGAGCAGTGGTTTCAGTTTCTGCATCTGGTCGGGATTCACTAATTTTCTCTTCCGCCCACTTCTCAATCTCATCGGCAATCCACGCAACGCGATTGCGCCCAAGATGCACCCTTTTTGGAAACTTACCTTGTTTTTCCAGCCGCCAAATATGGCTACTGCTGTACGGCACAATTCGTAGAACTTCGGAAATTCGTAGGAAATAAATAGCTTTGCGTTTCATCTTGAATGACTCCTGTTATTCAGAATAGCGCATACAGTAGAGAGTAATCGCACGGAATATGCAACGGGGGTTACTGGCCCACCATTTAACAGTTGTATTGACGTTGTTAGTAAGTTTATTGTATGTTTATATTTCTTAATGGAGGTGACAATGAAACCAAGACTAATGTTAACTTTAATTCCAGTGGCAGTATGTTCGCTGTCCATCGCATGTACGCCCGTTCCCAAAAAGGTTATTTTCTCCACTTATGAGAGCAGGGCAATTAAAAGAGCCGAGACTGTCGAGAAGGCAGTCGAGAAGTTGCCGGAATGGTTCTCCACACCGAAGGCCGATGCTGATGATGCTGTTTATTCTGTCGGCACCGCTATCGGTCCAAACCTTCAATTATCATATGACCGGGCAATACTTAATGCCAAACTCGTATTGGCAGATCGTGTGGACGGACTGATGTCCGCCAAAGTCAGGTCGTTCATTGCCGAAAGCGGTCAGGACGAGGACAAGGTATTCACCGCAGAGGCGGAGCGTGTCGTTACAAACTTCATGGCAGAAGTTAATGTCTCCGGGTATGCGATGGAGCGTACCGAAATACAGTCGTCGTGGGGCAGGTACAGGGTATACGTTATGCTGAAGTACCCTGTCGGCAAAGCCAATGATGTCCTGATGATGAAACTCAACCGCTCATTGAACCGTGACAGCAAGAAACGTAGAAGGGATGCTTTCCGTGAGTTGGATGAGGATGTCCGTAGACACAGGGAAAGAATAATAGAGGAAAACATTTAGCCCTAGATAATATCTGAGGAGGATGCCATGTCCCGTAAAAAGAAAAACGGGGAACTCAGGTTCCCCAAAAAGAAGGATGCGAATGTGGATGTTGCCGAAAAGGCCCCGGACACAAGCCCGAATACAAAGACAGACGGCGGTGTGTTCAAGCCTTTTGAGGCGCAAATCACATTGTTTTCAATTGTCGATTTTATGATCTGCCAGAGCATGATCCCTATGGAGATCATTGATGCGGTTAATGAGGAACTGGACAAGCTGAGGGCTGATAGCGGCAGGAGTTCGCATGAGCATACACTTGTCGGCCAGATAAGGAACGGTGAACAGCTTTCCCTTTCTAGGGATAACCCCGTATTCTCCAAGGTCTACACGATGGCAGAACAGTTATCGATGACATATATACAGGCATTTGGACAGCATACTTCCCTGTCCAGCGAGGTTCCTTGGGCTGGCGCTCAGTGCAAGGATTTGTGGTCCGTTCATATGTTTGCGGGTGACTACAATCCCCTGCATGATCACGGAAGTGATACAGAGGGCGGACTGTCTTTTGTCCTGTGGACAAGGGTGCCGGAAGGGATGAGGAATGAAAAGGCGGATAACCTTTTCAATTCATCTGGATACCTTGACGGGTGCATAAAGTTTTTCAATGGACCCTTTTCCCAGCGCGGACCCATGCAGTTCCGTCCGCCGAAAGTTCTGGATATCGTTCCAGAACCGGGGAAGTTCGTTATATTCCCGCATTGGCTCAACCATACCGTCTATCCATTTGCGGTAGATGGCGAAAGAACAACCATATCCGGCAATGTGAACCTTTTTGACAAAACGCCGGAGATGCCAGTCATTCCCAACGCTTCAGCCGTAGCACAGATGAAACAGGAGTTAGAGGAAGATGAGCAATAAATTATATCACGCAGGTATTGGGTGGTCAGTTGAATTAGATCGTTTAGTTGTCTACGGTGAATGATTATGACAAAGCGCCAGAAGGAGTGTCTTGATTTTATCAGGGGGTTTTGGAGAGGTAACGGATATGCGCCGAGCTATCAGGAAATAGCAGACGCCCTTGGTATGAAAAATAAATCCGGGGCATACCGCATCGTTGAGAATATGTGCAACCGTGGTGTCCTTGTCAAACAACCAAACAGGTCTAGGTCTATAGCTCTTTCATCCACGAACCAGATAATGGATGGTACTTATGAGGAATAAGCATGATTTTTACCCGACTCCAAATAAAATTGTGGAGCGTATGGCTAGGGAATTTCTTGATGTTCAGATCGCTGCCATAAGGATGGGGAGTGTCAGGCCGCCCATACCGATATGGGAGCCTTGTGCGGGAGATGGGCGGATAGCGGATGAAATAAGGTCACATGGGCTTGAGGCCATAGAAACCGATGTCACAACAGGGAATGACTTCTTTGATTATGACAGGCCAATGTCGCCTATCCTGATGACCAACCCGCCCTTCTCAAAGGTACGCGAGTTCATAGATCATGCGTTTAAGATTGGCGTTGTATCTATGGCGCTTGTTTGTTCCGAAAGACTGTGGGCCTGCAAGAAAGGACGGGAGCAATTCCTGAGACACAGGCCCGGCAGGTTTGCCATGATGGATTGGCGGGAAGACTATCTGGGTAAGGGTGGCTCCCCTGACCGCGCACTTGCGGTGGCGATATGGGATGAGCCTTGTTCACATATTTGCCGTTATGAGGTTTGGTCAAAGGATCAGATGGACATCTACCCGAAGTTTGATTTCTCCTCTTTCCAAAAAAACTGACCAAGATTCGGGGCGCGAAGGAGACGGGATATGTCGGGGTTGACTGACGACGAAAAGGACCGTCGGGTCCAACTGGAGTACTCTCAAATCATGTTTGAGACAGTGCGGGTCCAACGCGACAAGGCGTTGGCTGAAGTTGAAAAATTACGAGAAAAATTGGCATGGGAGCAAGAATCACACAAGAGGACCGCCCGTATGCTGGGGCGAAGGTGCAATCGCCAACATGAAAGGGAAAGGGAAAGAGGAAGACGAAGCGGGGTCAGGGGTGGACCCTGAAATTGAGGTGGAATGAAATTTATTATTATCATTGCCATGATGTTCCCATACCCTCTGGCGTACTGGGAGAGTAATGCGTTAAGGATTATTCATCGTGACGGCATTACTGTTGAGTTTGATACAGCAGTTGACTGTTACAGGTATGTACGGGCTAATGTCAGGGAGCTTTCTTTGTTTGCTTTCCGTACATTCTCTGATAAACCCGGAGCAAGGATAGAAAGCATAAGGTGCATCCCTGTAGGCGAGCTATCAATATAGTTGACAATTTTATGTCAATAGGCGCATTATGGTAAAAGTGCGGAATCGTATACCATATTTATTCGGGAATTTGAATTTTGGCGACAACTGATCCGCAGCTTGATGCGTATATACAGAAAGCAACGGGCCTTCCCTACGAAGAACAGAAGGAAATACTTTCCCTTCTTGAGCGCCTTGAGCAGGCAACCTCAAGGGAAAGGATGTCGAAGGACTTCATTTCCTTTGTCAAGGGGATGTGGCCAGCCTTCATTGAAGGATCACACCATAGGATTATGGCGGATGCTTTCGAGAGGGTTGCCGAAGGAAAGTTGAGGCGGCTGATCATCAACATGCCGCCCCGTCATACAAAGTCAGAGTTTGCAAGCTACCTGATGCCAGCATGGTTTCTCGGCAGAGACCCGTCGAAGAAGGTAATCCAGACGGCGCACACCGCTGAACTTGCAGTTGGATTTGGCAGGAAGGTGAGGAACCTTGTTGGCCGCGAAGACTTCCAGTCCGCATTTCCGGGCGTTAAGTTAAGGCAGGACAGTAAGGCGGCGGGACGCTGGAACACCAACGAGGAAGGTGAGTACTTCGCTATTGGTGTTGGCGGTGCGGTTACTGGTAAGGGTGCTGACCTGCTGATTATCGATGACCCGCACAGTGAGCAGGAAGCCAGATCGTTTGATCCGGGCGTCTTTGATCCTGTTTACGAATGGTATACGTCAGGTCCGCGACAGAGATTACAGCCCGGTGGTTCCATTGTTGTTGTAATGACACGCTGGCACCAGCGTGATTTGACTGGTCAATTGTTAAAATCATCCCACCAGAGGGATGGATCGGATGAATGGGAGGTTATACAGCTTCCCGCTATATTGCCGTCAGGAAAATCCTTATGGCCCGGATACTGGGAGAAGGAGGAGCTTGAAAGACTTAAAGCTGAACTTCCGGCTGCAAAGTGGTCTGCCCAGTACCAGCAAGACCCCACGTCAGAAGAACAGGCGATGGTCAAGAGGGACTGGTGGCGTGTTTGGGAGAAGGAAGACCCGCCCTCGTGTGAATTTATTATCCAGTCTTGGGATACGGCGTTTCTTAAAACAGAGCGCTCTGATTATTCTGCCTGCACAACATGGGGTGTTTTCTACCGCCCCGATGACAATGGCAGGGACAATGCAAACATTATTTTGCTGGATGCCTTTAAGGATAGGATGGAGTTCCCTGAATTGAAAAAGGTTGCCCAGAAGACCTATAACCAGTGGGAGCCTGATGCGTGTATCGTTGAGGCAAAGGCGGCGGGTTCGCCGCTTATATTTGAATTAAGGCAGATGGGTATTCCCGTGGGTGAGTTTACCCCCTCAAGGGGTAATGACAAGATTGCTAGGGTTAATGCGGTCAGTGACCTGTTTGCTTCAGGGGTTGTATGGTGTCCAAATAAACACTGGGCCGAAGAAGTGATTGAAGAATTTGCGGCCTTCCCGGTTGGCAACCATGATGACCTTGTCGATAGTAGTACGCAGGCTCTTTTAAGATTCCGTCAAGGTGGTTTTATCAGGGTTGATTCAGATTACGAGGAAGAGGCATTGAATTACCAGAAAGCCGAATACTATTGATATTCGGTCTATTGTTTGAGGAGTTAGCCATAATGCACAAGTCGAGAGTTATAAGCCGTACCATAGGCGAGGATGTTCCTCGAAAGCTCATCCCTATCAAAGGGACTGGCGCTGCCACGAAGGGAACCAAGTTCTATGCTTATGCCGATCAGGTAACTGATACGGCGCAGAAGCCCCCCGCCGAGTGGGTGTCAACCATTAAGAAAGTATAGTTAATGGCAATAGACAAGAGTATATCTCAGGCCCCAACCCGTGTTGACAGCACGGTTACAGAGGAAGAGCTTCATGCTATTGACGTTGATGCTGAAGATTCTGCCGTTGAGATAGCTGTTGTTAATCCTGAAGCTGTTTCTATCGCTACCGATGATGGCGGTGTCGTTATAGACTTTAACCCCGGCAGCGGGGAGACGGGCGGAGATGATGGTTTTGATTCCAATATTGCTGAACATATGGAAGATGACGCTCTCGGAAGGCTGGCCTCTCAGCTAAACGGGGAATTTCAGGGAGACCATAACTCCCGCGCTGACTGGGCAAGGACGTATACCAAAGGGCTTGACCTCCTTGGACTAAAGTCAGACGACAGGACAACGCCTTGGCCCGGAGCATGTGGGGTTTACCATCCCATACTTACAGAGGCGGTTGTCAGGTTTCAGTCTCAGGCAGTCATGGAACTGTTTCCGGCAGGAGGCCCGGTAAAAACAAAAATAATTGGCAATATAACTGACCAGAAGGAAGAGCAGGCGCTTCGTATCCAGCAGCATATGAATTATCTGCTGACCGAGAAGATGACGGAGTTCAGGCCGGAGACGGAACAGATGCTGTTTTCGTTGCCTCTCGCAGGATCGTCCTTCAAGAAAGTCTATTACGATCCCAACATGGGGCGTGTCTGCTCGCACTTCATTCCAGCAGAAGACTTTGTTGTTTCTTACGGGGCGTCAGACCTTCTGACAGCATCGCGCTACACCCATGTAATGCGGAAAGGTCACAACGACATCCGCAAACTACAGGTGGCAGGGCTTTACAGGGATGTTGAGCTTACGCCGAGCGCCCCTGACTTCTCCGATATTCAGGAAAAATATGATCAACTTGAGGGGGAATCCCCTTCATATGAGCATGATGACCGCTATGTGCTGCTGGAAATGCACGTTGACCTTGACCTTGAAGGGTATGAGGACACGGGCGATGACGGCGAAGAGACGGGTATTGCCCTTCCCTATGTCGTAACCTTTGTGAAGGGCAGCAATACCATCCTCTCAATTCGCAGGAACTGGTATGAGGATGACCCCCTGCGCATGAAGCGCCTTCATTTTGTCCATTACCAGTATATGCCCGGTCTTGGTTTCTATGGCTTCGGGCTGATCCACCTTATTGGCGGTATAGCTAAATCCGCCACATCCCTTCTCCGTCAGCTTGTTGATGCAGGGACATTGTCTAATCTTCCGGGCGGCCTGAAATCTAGGGGGTTGCGCATCAAAGGGGATGATTCCCCAATCATGCCGGGGGAGTTCAGGGACGTTGACGTTCCGGGCGGTGCGATAAAAGACAACATTACTTTCCTCCCCTACAAAGAACCCA